TCTCTTGAAGCCCATGGTATCCTTTAGGTGGTAAGCACGCCTGCCAACTGCACGCTGTTGATGGCACCCGCCAGGTTAGCGGAGAAGGAGCAAAGAGGCAGATTCCGCTTCGCTCGGTTGACCGGGTCGACCTGGGCAGCCGTGGGGAGAGAGACGTACGGTGCGGGGTTAGCTGCCAGGAAGCCAAGGTTCACGTAGACCGTCAGCGCAGCCGAGATGGTGGAGCGAAATACGTCGATGCCCGCGTCCGTGAAAGGGATCTTTTTGGAGGCGTTAGCCTGGACAGCCAGCACCTGGACTTGTAGGTAGTTGGTCAGAGCATCCGTGCCGCGTGTAATATCGAGCCATTCGCCCCCGGCCGTTTTGCCGAATTGCGTCAGGTTGAGGCCATAGATTGGTGTATACACCGAGGCGTTCTTGCCTTCGACGATGTGAATGACCCCATCAGTGAGGTTGTCGACCAAAACATTCGCAAGGGTCTTGAAGGCCCACGATTCACTACCTGCGACGGTCGGGAAAAGTCTACCCTGCCAGGCCGCGCCCGAGTAGCTCAAAAGCTGAGAAGCACTGAAGAGGCCTCCCGTGCGTTCGTACGAGTGTTGTTGCAACTGGTAGAAGACATCGCCCGGACCCGTGCCGGGGTATGCGATGCCTATGGCCGTGTCGGAGCAATTCGGCGTGAAAAACTTGCCGTTCGCTTCCACCCAGGAAGCCGCCGCAAGCACTTCTGCCGGGGAATTACTGGTGAGGACCAGGCCGTACCAATTGTTGTCGGCACCAATGATGGCTGCCAAGTCCGTGGCTACCCCAGGATTGGCCGTGGTGTCCGCGAAGGACATGTGAGCCAGATCGAAGACTAGGTCCAGCAGATAACCTGCTGCCATCGTGAGGGTGATCACCGCGCCAGACACGGAAACCGTCAGGTGAGGGATCGAGAGTGCCGTGATGGCGGCCGCGATGGTTGCGGCGTCCGTGGCGGGGACACCCGTCGAGGGGATACCCGAAGAAGGGCTCGCATGAGGGGTCAAGAAAGACCCGCCCGCAGGCCGAATCTGGAACTGATACGTGTCAGTCGCCGATGTGGACAGACACGTCAGGGTCAGAACCTGCACGGTTGCCAACTGCTGTTTGCCCACCTTGAGGTAGGGCACGCGAGGGTTTTGGGACCAGATGGCCGTAGCAGCCAGGTAGACGGGGTCAGTCACGGCGAAGCCGTCGCTGACCATATCCGAAAGCTGCGAGTACTCTCGCACGCGGTTTGACCAGGGGGTTTTCCCCAGGATGAGAGGCTCTCCGAACCCGGCCGCCGAAGGACCAGCGCCCGAGATTGAGATTGACACGTTCAGAACGTCAGAGATTCCCATGGGTTCGGGTTCATTCTAGCTATAACATAGCAATGGCTCTCCGATATTCTGACCTGAGGCTAGACGCGGCCTCTCTACAGACTCTCCCTGACGGTTCCGTCAAGGTTGTAGGGCAGCTTACGCGCCCGGGCATCTTCAGCTACCGGAATCCGGACGGGACCGAACGCAAAGAGTATCGAGCTCCCGCAGAAGTCTTTCGGGCAGACGCCATGCAGAGTTTCGCAGCCTCCCCTGTCACGATCAATCACCCCCTAGGGCATAAGGTTACACCGGCGTCTTGGCGCAAAGACGCCGTAGGCAACCTGGGAGAGAACATCAGGGAAGAAGGGGGCGTTTTGGTGGCGGATATCTACCTGCGGGATGCAGACGCTATCGCTCGCGTACGTAGCGGGGACCTGAAAGCTATCTCTTGTGGGTACCGGGTAGATTATGACCCTACCCCCGGGGAGACCCCGGAAGGGCTGCACTATGACGGCGTTCAGAAGAACATCGTAGGCAACCATGTAGCCCTTCTTCCCCAGGGTGTGGCACCCAGAGGCGGGGATGTTTGCACCTTGCGTCTCGACTCGACGGGTGACGAATTGCGAGACGATTCTGAAAAGTTACTACAAGATAGTGTGACTATTCAGAACTCAGCCCTTGAGGCTCAGATCGCCGCTCTTCAAGGAGAGCTCGCCAAAGCGCGTACGGACGCCTCAGAGGTTCCGTCCTTGCGCACGCAACTCGCTACCACGCAGGCCGCTGTAGCCGCTCTGAGCCCGGAGCGTTTGGACGCCCTGGTGGAAGAGCGCGCCACTCTCATCACCAAGGCCGCTGCTTTCGGTGTCAAAGAGACCAAAGGCCTCACCAACGCGCAGATCAAGCGCCGAATTGTCGCCACGCAAACGCCCGAACTGGCTACACGTGCGGACTCTCTCAGCGATGAGACCGTGGAGACCCTCCTGGCCATTTACAAAACGGCCGAGGTCGCTCCCCACCCCACGATGAAGGCCGCCGTGGCCGTTGTCGTTACGGATCCTGTCCGCGCTGACGCGAAACCCGTCAAAACGCTTTCGCAGCTTCGCGAAGACGCTCTCCGGGCATCGCTAGCGGCCTGGAAACAACCCAGCTCTGACAATGCCGAGGCCATGCTTCGGCGTACCGACCCTCAACTGCAAGGTGCCCGATGAGTGCTGTCATCCAAGGTCAGCAGACCTATTCCCTGTTTCCGCCTTTCGCGGAGCCTGGGCAGATCGCTGATTGTACGTATAACGAGATCCAGTCCTTTATCGCGGCCGAAGTGATTCAGCCCGGGAGAGCGGTCGAGATTGCCAGCGACGGTCTCAGCGTCCAGCAAGTTCAGCAGAGCGGCTCTACCTTGAGCCCTATCGGGTTCTCGGTGTGGGTGGCTGCCCGCGAAGGTGCGGGAGCTTACGGTATCACCGCTTACGGCGTGGGGGGTCCGCAGTATAACATCGGGGACACCGTTCCCGTGCTCATGCGCGGCCGATTGTACGTGGAGTGGAAGGGCACTACCCAGACTGCTTTTGGTACGCCGAACGTGTATCACTCAAGCACTACGGCCGCGGACCGAGGCAAGCTTACGGACGCTTCGACTTCGACAGTCGCGGGTTCCGAGGTCGCTACGGCTCCGATGACGATTCGCGTTCGACAAACCTTGTCAGGGAGTGGGAACATCGCTCTCGTTGACGTCAACATGCCTGGCGCGGCCAGCTAAAGGTAGACGATGATTCTCTCCAATACGGCACCGGCTGCCTCCGGTATGCGATACGACCTGGCTGACTACATGAATCCCGAGGCGTTGGCCTTCGCGTCTCACGGCGCGATTCGTGAGGACGCCGCTTCCAGCGCTCTGTTTCTCCGTGACCTCACTGAGGTCATGGGGCGAACATTCGACGTCAAGTACGCTGACCTCAAGGCGCGGCAGATCTTCCCGATCTTCACGGGTGTCGACCCCGCGGCCGAGAGTTACGTTTGGCGTCAGTATGACCGTCGCGGTACGGCCAAGGTCATCCACGACTATTCGGCGGATTTGCCCACCTCTGAGGTCCTGGCAGCGGAATATCAGAGCCGCATCCTATCCCTCGGCACGTCCTACAAGTACTCGATTCAGGATCTGCGCCGCGCTCGTATGGCCGGCATCCCCTTGGAGACCCGCCAAGCCCTCGCGGCTCGTAGGGCTATGGAGCAGGCGTTCGAGCAGATCTGTTGGTTCGGTGTTCGCCAGACCCCCGGTACTGTCGCAAATAGTCAGGCTCTGGAGTTCGCTCCGACCGCGCAGAATACCAATGACCCGATGGCTATGTACGGGGCAGCTAACTTCCCCGGTCTCACGGGGAACTCGACGCTGAATAACTGGCTGAGCGCTTCGACTTCCGTCTCTACCATCGTCCAGGACTTCAAGACCTATCTTGAACTGGCGATGATCAACGCCACCAACGGCATTCACACGCCTAACGCCGTGGTCTTCCCCTTGTCTACGTGGGCGGCGCTCAATACGCAGGCTCGTAGCACCACGTTCACGGATGACACGGTCCTTCAGTACATCCTGAAGACCAGCCCGTGGGTCAAGAACGTGTACTGGACTCCGATGCTGGAGACCGCGGGCCTGAAGCAGGACGGCTCGACCCCCGGCCCGCGCATCCTTGTCATGGAGCGCAACGAAGAGAACTTCCAGATGGTCGTCCCGCAGGAGTTTGAGCAGCTCCCCCCGGAGATTGTCAACATGTCCTTCAAGGTCCTCTGCCACATGCGCGTCGGCGGGTTCCGTATCTCCTACCCGAAGAGCATCTACTACCTCGACGGTATGAACGGCTGATTACCCCAAGGGAGACCCCGCAAAGGTCTCCCTTGCCCTACCCCTGAAAGATTCACATGACCGTTACTTCTGGCTTCGGGCAGTACTTCGAGAATGCGGTTTTGAATTGGTACCGGGGGACGACCTTCCCCGCGGTCCCTGCGAAGCTGTATCTCGCGCTCTTTACGACACCTCCGGTCAACGGTGTGGATTCCGCGGCCGTGGAAGTCACGGGCGGGTCCTATGCCCGCAAGGACATCACTCCCAACACCACGAACTTCGTGGCCCCCTCGGGCGCAGCTCCGGCATCTTCGGCCAGTGGCGCAAACTTCGTCTTCGCCACCCCGGCCGCGGGCTGGGGCAACGTTACCGGCTGGGCGCTCTACGACGCGGCTACTGCGGGTAATCTCCTTCAGTACGGTACTTTCACCTCCGTCAGTGTCGGCACGGGAGACACGGTCGAGTTTCTCAGCGGGAACCTGACCCTTAGCGTCAGCTAGCCTTTCCTACTTGTACCCCACGCCGCAGGTGCCCTCATGACTGTTGACAGTTTCACATCTACATCGGCTTCTGTTTCTGCGCCTTCGGCCGTCCTCGCTAACCTTCTTATTGGTGCTAAGCTCCTCAGTAAGGTGGGGGGTTTCGTCCTTCGTTTGACCCCCGCGGGCTTGACTATCGGCGGAGTGGACGCAACCACGGGCGCGCAGACAGTGTTGACTTTCCCCCTCTCTCTCGCTGCGGCTAGAAACTTGGCCATAGCCTTGCTTCGCATCACGACCTGACATGGTCTGG